CTGCCGCTTCCTTTTTGATTTTATCCAACCTCACATTTTACGGCACAGGCAGCCGCACACCTCACGGTGAAGATAGGCATTTTGGGAGCGGGCTAGTACACCCCGCAAGGGGCGCTGGAACGTCCGTACAGCTAAAAGGAGGTATCCCATGAAGAGAGCTGGAAAGCTCTTTGATACGCTAATCTCAGATGATAATCTGCTACGCGCCATCGACGAAGTGAACCGCACCCACCACTGGAATCGAGGCCACAAGCCCAACACCTGTACGGCATGGGTGGAAGAGACCAAGCCGCAGCGGGTGGAAGACCTGCGGCGAATACTCGTCGGCGGCTTTGAGCCGAAAAAGCCTCATGTCAGCCAGCGGTGGGATGCGAACGCCCGGAAATGGCGCACCATCAGCGAACCGGCCCAGTGGCCGGACCAGTATGTGCATCATGCCCTCATTCAGGTGCTGCAACCGAAGATGATGCAGGGGATGGATTTTTACTGCTGCGGCTCCATCCGGGAGCGCGGGCCGCACCGGGAGAAGAACGCCATCCAGCGCTGGATGAAGTACGACCGCAAGGGGACGAAGTACGAGTTTTGTGGCGACATCCGCCACTTTTACGACAGCCTGACCCCGGAAGTCGTCATGGCCCGGATGCGGCAGCTCTACAAGGACTGCCGCGTCCTCGACCTCATCCAGCGCATCATCCGGGACGGCGTAAAGCTGGGGACGTACACTTCCCAGTGGTTTGCCAACGCCGTCCTGCAGCCCCTCGACCAGCTCATCCGGGAGAGTGGGCTGTGCAAGCATTACGCCCGGTATATGGACAACCTGACCGCCTTCGGACCGAACAAGCGCAAGCTGAAAAAGCTCCGCCTGCTGGTCGAAGGCTGGCTTGACGCCCACGATCTGCGGCTCAAGGGGGACTGGCAGGTGTTCCCTGTGGCAAAGAGACAGCCGAAGACGCCCCTTGCTCCGCCCCGGCGCGGCTTTGCGCGGGCGAAAGGGCGGCTACCGGACGCTGTAGGCTACCGGTACGGGAGAGGGTACACCATCCCCCGTAAGCGGAATCTGCTGCACATCAAGCGGGCGCTGGCACGGTATCGCAAGCGCAGGCGGCAGGGGAAGCCCATCACGCCCAGAGCGGCAGCAAGTCTGCTCTCGCGTCTCGGGCAACTCCGGCACTGCAACAACTATCATCTCTATCAATGGTTGTTTCGGGGAGAGCGGGTCATCCGCGACCTGAAGCACGTCGTCCGAGAGCATCGGAGAAAGGAGAACCTGACATGGACTATGTTTTTGGCACAGAGGGCGGCGCTGAAGTCCTCAAGACCATCGGCGACGCTCACACCAGCCTGACCGGCTACCACCAGATCGAGCGGGAGTATCCCGACCAGACCATCACTGACAGCTTCCGTGTTGTCCGCAAGCTGCGCAGCGCGGAGGACGCGGAGGGGCGCTGCTATGACTGGTACGAAATCGACCACCACTACCGGATGACCGACAAGACCGGACCTTTGGCAGAGCGCACCGCAAAAGCCGCTACAGAGCTGCAGGATGCCGTGTGCGAGCTGGATATGGCATCACAGGAGCATTTGACCACCATCGAAACCGCGCTGTGTGAGCTTGACGCAGCGCTGAACAAGGAATAAGGAGGTATCGCCATGAACATTATCTGGGCAAACCGCCTGATTGCAGGCACTAAGGCTTGGGCAGAGATGCCCGCACGCCGCCATGCCGGAGTCAAAGCGGAGCTGGCAAAGCGGGTGGCCGACGGCGAGATCACCGCAGAGCGGTACAAGGAGATCACGGGGGAGGACTACGATGGGTAAGCTGCTGGAACTGCTGGAAAAGCTGGTGCGGGCCATCTTTGGCCCGGGGGACGAGCGGGACACCGGCGAGGCAACACCCGCACCCGCAGTCCCCAAGGCAGAGGCTGTCACCGGCTGGGAGGGCGACCGGCCCCACCGGTACATCGACGTGAGCCGGTATCAGGGCCTTATCGACTGGGCGCAGGTGGCAGCGGCGGGCTACAAGGGAGCAATGCTCAAGACGGTGAGCACCAACCGCAAGCTCTCCAAGCGGTCGGACGGCCTGTATATCGACCCGACCTTTGAGACCAACTACCGCAACGCCAAAGCTGCCGGGCTGGACGTGGGCGTCTACTACTACACCTACGCCACCAGCGAGGCGATGGCCGACGAAGAGCTTGCCCTGCTGCGTCAGGCGGTGTACGGCAAGGAGCTGACCCTGCCGGTGGCGGTGGACGTGGAGGAAAACAAGCTCAAGCCCATGAGCACCCTCGACCTCACCAACCTCACCGCCTATGCGCTGGAACAGGTGGAGAAAATGGGCTTTTACGCCCAGCTGTACACCTACACCGGTTACAAGTACGAGCTGGACATGGCTCGGCTGTCCTCTCGGTGGGACGTCTGGCTTGCCGACTACACCGGCAAGACGCCCAACGTGACGTTTAACTACAACGCCCACCAACACACCAGCAAGGGCAGCGTGCCGGGCATCACGGGCAACGTGGACCTCAACGTCACTACCCTCAACTACCCCCGTATCATCAGAAAGAAGGGTCTGACCCGTCTCCGGGAGGGTGCATGAGCGAGGCAATCATCGTAGCCATTATCACCGGCGGTCTGAGCCTGATCGGCGTGATCGTCTCCAACAACCACACCGCCCAGAGCATGGACGCCAAGCTGGACAAGCAGCAAGCAGTCACCGAAACAAAGCTGGAGGAGCTGACCCGGGAAGTCCGGACGCACAACAACTTCGCCCAGCGTGTGCCGGTGCTCGAAGAGCAGATGAAGGTGGCAAACCGCCGCATTGCAGACCTCGAAAAAGAGAGAGGAGAGTAATACATGGCAACGATCAATAACATTTTGAGCATCATCCCCGTGCCGGTAGCGGCAGTGCTGATGCTGGGAGGCTTTATCTTTTACGCCCTGGGCTGCGTCCGGCTGGGCTACGGTGCCGCCGTAAAGCCGCTGGTTCTGGACCTCATCGAGCGGGCAGAGCAGGAGATCCAGGGGACAAAGAGAGGCGCAGAGCGCAAGGCGTGGGTCGTCAAGATGCTCCGGGCCGCCCTGAGTACCAGCAAATACGGCAGGCTCATCAGCTGGGCCATCACTGATGAGACCATCGGTGCGGTGATTCAATTTTTCTTTGACCGCATGAAAGCGGCACTGGAAAAGCCCCGACTGTGAGCACTCCGCCTCCGTGGTCGTCCGTGGTCCAAACGTCTTCACCATCACCGAGGTGCAGGGCAGCTACGGCAGACTCAAGAGCGGAGCCGGGTGGCTCAACCTGTGCTACGCAGAGTGGCTCTGCAGCGAGTCAACCCACACGCAAAACAAAGGGCAGATGCACAATAGCACCTGCCCTTTTCTGTACCCACGCAGAAAGCCCCTGCGTGGCGTTTTGCGTGTTCAGAATAAAGTTACACCCCCAGAAAGTTTCTAAGCTTTTCCGGGGGTGTTTTTTCCGTTGGAAAAATCAAGGCTCAAGGGGCGGCCTTGAAGCCCATGCGAGCAAGATACTTCTCAGCCTGCGGCAGCTGGGTGAATGTGCGGCTCCTGCGCTTCTGACGGTCACGCCCGATAACAAGCGTTTCGCCGATGCCCTGAACCACCCACGTCTCCTTCCCGTGCTTCCACGCCCGATTGAAATAGACAGCCTCGCCCTTTGCGTTCACCATTTTCACGATTTCGTCCTCCTTAAATATCCATCCCGATGCAGTGATATGCGTACCAGCGGCCCCGCCGCCTGAACACTTTGAACCACTCGGTAAACAGGCACCCGGTACAGTCGTATTGAGAATTCACTCCGTGGATGTACCGATTCTCCGTGAACCACGCCTCAACATCTTCCTGACACCATTCAGGGTTGACAGGCAGTTCTTCCAGAGCAATGCGCCCGCCACCATCAAAGAAGATCACGTTGCGAGGCTCTCCGTCATCACGCTTGATCCACTCACGGAGATCACGTTTCAGCCGGATGAAGTAGTCGTTCGTAGCGACGACCTTCTTCCCGATTATCCGCTCCATATCCTCTGCGGTACGAATCGCAATGTACCCGGCCCGCAGTTCATAATCGCTCATCTGATAACCCATCACGGCTCCTCCTTCACAACGACAATCGACATACCAGCAACCCCGCCGAGGGACTTATACAACTCCGGGAAAGTCAGCACCACACGGTAGCCTTCCCACTCGGAATCGTTCTCCGCAGCGAACTGCACCGCCCCGAAAAACAGCCCCTCCTTTCTACACGGAAATGGATAATCAATGTAGATCCAGATCGGGGTGTCGTCCTCGATCACGTTCAACAGATCCAGCAGCTTCATAATTCAGCTCTCCTAAAATTTTGTTCACGATATGCAGGTGGTTCCCGCGACCTTCCCGGCTGGCTGCCGGGAGGTTTCGGCCCTTTCCTCGGGCCATCGTCAGGCGGGGTTGATTTTGATGCTTTTTTCGAGGTATCCGTCGTTCCAGATGGAAACCGTCCAGTTCAAGTTGTGCTTTTCCGCGAACCGCTTCGCAGTGTCGAACACTCCTTCGGCTCTATCACGGTATTCGGTTTTCACGACTTTGAAGTTGACCGGCGTCCCGTAACGGACTTCATACTGTTTCATGGTTCATGCCTCCCTGCTGCGTTCCTTTTCTGTTTCGGCCTTTCCATTCGCAAGGGCCATCATCAGGCAGGGTTGTTCTCTCCTTCGCAAGCGACTACAACTTTGCAAGCGATTACAACGTCGTGTAAAAAGTTGCCATTCACATCGAAAAGGCTTCCAACCAGAAACCCGCGGCTGGTAACTCCCAACCGCCTAAGGGTATTTTTCCTCAAGTGCCAGACCGTGAGGCCATCATTGACCCCATCGATAATCTTGTCGTAGGTGCTTTCTGCAAGTGTTAGATGTTTCATTGTTCAGCTCTCCTTATTCTTTGACTTCGCACACGTCGGTCACTTCGTAAACATCCAGACCGTGCCCGGTCTCATCGATCAACCGCTGCACTGCCACGTTCCGGGCATCCACCGGGTCATCAGCAAGGACCTCGTAGCAGTCCCAGAATTTATCGACCGTGTTGTAGACGTACACCTTATAACGCTTCATAATTTTCATGTCCTCCATTTGTTTCGTTTTCCCTTCCGGTGTCTGTGTCTTACCACATAAACGCGGTAAACTCCACTGGCAAACAGTCCAAAGAACAGGCGACGTTTCTGTGTATTTTTTACCGACCGAAACGGCGCCGCGGATTAGATTTCCAGGCCCGCATTTTGCAGCGTGGCAACGATTGCGTTATAGGTACGCTTTCCTGCGGTGTAATACCATTTGCACTTGTACTCAATTCCGCCATCGAAGAATTTTGCACGGCAGAGATTCTGGGTCAGATTCACGAATACCTCCACGCGGTAAGAATATTCGTGGCGGCCAGACCAGACGCTCTCGATCACCTTTGTAAAATCACGGGACAGAACCACGCCCTCGAAACCAGTCTGCCGGGACAGCTCCACCGCTTCCAGCTTAGTATCATCATGGAACCCATGAGCAAGCAGCTCTGCAACGAAATCAAACTTTTTCATATTGAAATCCCCCATTCGGCAATGTCTTTCGTTGGCTGTGTCTTACCACATAAGCGCAGGGAACTCCACTGGCAAACAGTCCAAAGAATACTGCGTTTATATGGTAAACTTTATACTTCCATTTTTACGGCGTCCGCAGTATACTGTACTAAAAGGGAGGGCTGCCACATGAGAGAATCACACACCAATAACCCCATAGACGAACGCTGCAAGGCCGCAGGCATAAGCCGCCGGGAACTTTGCCGCCAGGCGAAACTGAGCTACCGCACCGTGGAAAGCTGGTGCGCCGGACACCGCAAAAGCCCGGACGTTTACCAGCTCTGGCGGGTGGCAAAGGTGCTGGGCTGCCAGATTGAAGACTTGCTCGACCCGGAGCGCATAGCAGACGACACCTCGGAAACCGAATAATAAAACTTGGAACCAAAACTTAAAACCAAATGCAAAATCTTTGAACCAAAACAAAAACACCCGCCAGAACGGCGGGTGTGACAGTCCCCAGTGATATAACAACAAAAACCCTCGTGCCATGTGGAATGTGTGCTGAGCTTTTCCAAGGTGTGAGGTTTGAAAAAATGGCTATTCCAAAATATAATGAACTTTACTCGCTGTTCCTCTTTGCAATTCAGGACGGTGCCCCGCATTCTTCAAAAGATGTAAAGAAAATCATCTCTCAAAAACTCCAGTTAACCGCCTTGCTCTTGAATTGGTAAACATACATAAAAAGCGCCCGTCCCGGTTTTTTCCGGGACAGGCGCTTTGCATTTTAACCTTGTAATTTATCAGGACAGAATCATGCGGTCATTTGCAAACTCGCCGCCGCTGGCGATCTGGAACTTTGCCAGTAGGTCGGAGACGTGCAGGTTCTTCTTTTCCTCACCGGAAACATCATAGATGATATGGCCTTCGTACATCATGATCAGGCGGTTGCCATACTTAATGGCATCCTTCATGTTGTGGGTGATCATCATGGTGGTGAGATGGTTTTCCTCCACGATTTTGGCCGAGAGGGTCAGCACCTTGAGCGCGGTCTTGGGGTCCAGCGCAGCGGTGTGTTCGTCCAGCAGCAGGAGCTTGGGCTTGTTCATGGTAGCCATCAGCAGGGTCAGTGCCTGACGCTGGCCGCCGGAAAGCAGGCCCACACGGGCCGTCAGGCGGTCTTCCAGACCCAGATCCAGCGTCTTGAGCAGTTCACGGTACTGCTCGCGCTCTGCCTTGGTAATGCCAATGCGCAGGGTGCGGGGCTTGCCGCGGCGTGCTGCCAGGGCAAGGTTCTCTTCGATCTGCATGGTGGCGGCAGTGCCGGTCATGGGGTCCTGAAACACGCGGCCGATGTAAGCGGCACGCTGATGCTCGCTCAGGCGGGTCACATCCACACCGTCAATAATGATCTTGCCTTCGTCCACCGGCCACACACCGGCAACTGCGTTCAGCATGGTGGATTTGCCTGCACCGTTGCCGCCGATCACGGTAACGAAATCGCCCTCGTTCAGCTTCAGGTTCAGGCCGTTCAGGGCAGTTTTCTGGTTGACCGTGCCAGCGTTAAAGGTCTTGGAAACATTCTGGATCTCAAGCATTTTTTGCATCCTCCTTTGCCTTCTTCACCGGCTTCGAGAAGTACTTGCCCTTCCAGTACGGCACGGCAAGGAAAACAGCCACCACAGAAGCGCTCAGCAGCTTGAGCAGGTTGGCATCGAAACCCAGAGTCAGCACCAGCTGAATGACAATGTAGTAGATGATGGCACCCAGAGAGACAGAAACCATCTTGAGTGCAAAGTTGTGGAAGATGCGGCTGAACAGAGCCTCGCCAATGATGACAGCAGCCAGACCAATGACGATCGCGCCACGGCCCATGCCGACATCTGCAAAGCCCTGATACTGGCTCAGCAGAGCGCCAGACAGCGCCACCAGACCGTTGGACACAGCCAGACCCAGCACGATATTGAAGTTGGTGTTGATGCCCTGCGCACGGGACATGGCGGGGTTAGAGCCGGTGGCACGGATGGCACAGCCCAGCTCGGTGCCGAAGAACCAGTACAGAATGCCGATCAGCACCGCTGTGACAATGATGATCATAACGATAGGGTTGTGGAGAGCGAACTCCTTGACCCAGCGCAGGGAGATCAGCAGGTTGTACTTGTCCACGTTGATGGCCTGATTGGCTTTGCCCATGATTTTGAGGTTAATGGAATACAGCGAAAGCTGGGTCAGGATGCCGGCAAGGATGGCCGGAATGCCCATAAATGTGTGCAGGACACCGGTGACGAAGCCGGACAGCAGGCCTGCCAGCAGCGCCATGAGCAGGGAGACCCAGACGTTCTGGCCGGACAGCAGGCACATGACGCACACTGCACCGCCGGTGCCAAAGGAGCCGTCCACGGTCAGATCGGCCACGTCCAGAATACGGTAGGTCAGGTACACGCCAATGGCCATGATACCCCAGATAAGGCCCTGTGCACAGGCACCCGGCAAAGCGCCCGGCAGGTTTGCCAGTCTTGCAATGATTTCCAAAACAATTCCTCCTAAACGTTACACTTTTTTACTTCCCGTTTGATACGGGAAAGCGGAGAAGAGCACTTTTTACCCTTCTCCGCTGATTTTCTGTTTGGTTTCCCGGAGTATTTTAGCCCTCGATCTCCTCGTAGCCGTCGGGAACGGTCAGGCCCAGATCGTCGCAGATAGTCTTGTTGTACTTCTTGGTCACATCGGTGTACTCGATGGGCATGGTGGAGATATCAGCCTCGCCGTTCAGGATCTTCACTGCCATCTCACCAGTGGTGTAGCCCAGATCGTAGTAGCTGATGGAAAGGGTAGCCACGCCGCAGCCGGCGCAGATGCCCTCTTCGCCGGCGAACACGGGCTTCTTGGCCGGGCGGCAGATGCCGTCCACAATGCCGGTGTTTGCAGCAACAGTGTTATCGGTGGGCACATACAGTGCGTCGTTCTCGTCGGCAGCCTTCTGGCAGACAGAGGACAGGTCGTTGGAATCAGAGAAAGCGTACTGGGTAGCGGTGACACCCTTTTCCTCCAGATACTTCTGGACCTCATCCACCTGATACTGGCTGTTTGCCTCAGCAGAGCAGTACAGCAGGCCAACCTTCTTGGCCTCCGGCATCCACTCCACGATCATCTCAGCCTGCTGATCCAGCGGGGCCAAATCAGAGGTGCCGGAAATGTTGCCACCCACGGTGCCGTCGAAATCGGTCAGGCCCAGAGCCACACCGTACTCGGTAACAGAGGTGCCCAGCACCGGAATGCTGTCGGTAGCAGACTGTGCAGCCTGCAGAGCGGGCGTAGCATTGGCCATGATCAGATCCACACCAGAGGAAACGAAGCCGTTGGTGATGGTAGCGCAGGTAGCGGAATCGCCCTGTGCATTCTGGAAATCGAAGGTGACGTTCTCGCCGAAGGAAGCAGTCAGAGCATCCTCAAAGCCCTGCGTAGCGGCATCCAGAGCGGCATGCTGCACCAACTGGCAGATGCCGATCGTGAACTTCTGGCCATCGGCTGCAGCAGAAGCAGCAGCGGAGGATGCAGGCGCAGCGGAAGAAGCAGCTGCAGAAGATGCAGAAGAACCGCCGCAGGCAGTCAGGGC